CAGGGGCTATAATAACCTGCTCATTAAAGGTCGGGATGAACTCACCCTCGCTTACTTCCCGTCTTATACCATTGTAAAGATTATTAGATAAAGGGTAGTAACAAGTTGAATCTGCACCTCCTGAAACGTAGATGGTATCACCATCACCAATGATAGCCCAGTTTACACCTTGATAGCCAAGCCAAACAGAAGAATCCAGAGTATTCCACGCATCAATCCAGCTTCTGCCTGAGTTAGCACCCGTTGCATCTCTATCTACATACCAGTTAGTAGCGAATAGAGAAGTAGTTAGTAATATGAATAAAAGATATTTCATTAGTATATTTTTTATTTATCATTTAAATAAGTTTCTATTTTTGTTCTTTCGGAAGAAGCCACCCGCCTATTATAAATTAAAATTTCTGCTATGTCACCTTTGTACGGGAAGACATAGCTACCCGCTGTTTCTGCGATTACTCCTATACTTGGTTGATCTAATGCGTCGTATGTCTCTGGCAAGTCGCCAGCAGTGGTTTCATTTTGTAAAATACCATTCAAATACATACCCTGATAATCATCGTCTTCACTATAAAGAAGCGACGCTATCTTCCAGTCCCCAGTGACGGCATTAGTGGAATAAATTGTAGTCGCATTTACTGTAAAAGCTAATTTATTCGGGTTAGTACCATCAGCACTTGTTATAAGTTTAACCCAAAAATAAACATGATTATAGGCTCTTGCTATCAACCCAGAAGTCACAGCTTGTGCAGTCGCCTTAAATACTACGAATACAGAATATTCTTTATAGTCGAATGTATCAAAGAACAAATAATCATTAGAGCCATCAAATCTTAAAACCGGATAACCATTCAATTCATTATCTATTGCTCTGGGGCAGGAGAAGTTATTGGCTGTTTGGGTCGCTGTATCATTCGCCGTTAAATCTATCCAAGCATTAACTGAATCACTATCCACTACTTTAGTGTAACTTTGTGCATACCACTTAACTAACCCAATCACATTTGTCGGTAAAAAAGCATTATCATCCATAATAATTATAACATCACTGCCACCTTGTGCTTGTATCGAAATAGTAAGCAGTAAATAGTAAATAGTAATTAGTAATGTTTTCATTTTAGATAGTCCTTTAATAAACTTGCTATTCTTATTTTAATTTCCGGATACCAGTGGACTCCATCAAAACAGTATTGATGAAAGTTGTAAAAATCCAAATCCACTAAATTCATTATATCAATAAATTCCGTATCATATTTCTCAGATACTTCTATTATTTCCGCTCTTGTGTTTTCTAAAGTCGGCAGCCAGTTTAATATTCTTTCTTCGGGGGAATAAGGAGCTTGCCAAATACCATATCCTAATTCTGTTGTATCGCCCGTCATAGTTCCCGAACCCGCACCAATAGGGACAGACCCGATAATTATTCTTGCGGTTGGATTAACTAATTTTATCTGTTGGATATAAGCACAGTAAGTCTGTTGAAATTGGAATATAGAAATTTTTCTACTCTCACTTAATGCGGCGAATCTTGCCAGCTTAGCTGTAATAGTATCAGGATGATCTCCATAATAAGGATAATAATAGATCACTGAATCAATCGAAGAATCTAAAGTATCTCCACCTCCATTACCATCATTACTTGAAATAGGAAAGAAGTATAAATCTACATCGGGCACGGTAAAAACTTTATTTTTAACTGAATCCTGATAAAACCAACTCGTAGCTGAGTAAGTCATCCTGTAACCACCATAATGTTCATCAACTATATTCGCGCCTGTTGAATCTGCTAAAGCAACGTGAAAGTATCCATCGTTATATTGCGAATCACCCACGTAAATAATTCTTTTGCCTATGAAAAGAGATGTATCTTTCTCTGCTTGAGAAGTATATCTCTTGTAAGGATTGATTGATTTTGAATAAATTAAGGTTGGGTTATAAATTGTTAATTGAGTTACTTCGTTCGCCGATGAAGGAAAAATTGACATTCTAAAATATGGCGTACCGGAATATATAGAATTGTATAATTTGAATTTTAAGTAAGTATAATCTCCAACAACTTTAAATACTATCCATAAATCATTTTCATATCCTTTCGTAATTATGTTAGAACCATTTACTATATAAGTGCCTCCACCAATATTACGGAAGATTATTCCATTGCCATTCAGGTCGTTTGTATTTATCCAAAAACCTATTAATGAATTTAATTCTTGTTCTGTAGTATCGTAAACTCCCGCATAATGTCTCCCATCATAAAAGTAGAAATAATTAATCCCTTGTAGATATTCTACGAATTTAGGAAATGGATCTCCACTATTATATTTAAAAATAAAAGCATCGTGATAAGTAGAATCAATAAAGGTAGAATCAATAGCAAAATTATATTCAACGGTTGTAGTGTCATTATAACGATTATTCAAATCAACAAATCCTGCGTGTGATATTGAGGAGTTAATCCCATCAACTTGATATATATTTCTCCCCCCATAAAAATGGTCAATAAATTGGTTATCATAATCAATATTACCAGCTACACTCGCAGGAGAATCAAATATAATTTTTGTCGGCTGTGCCATCACCAAAGAAGAAAACAATATGAAGCTAATTAATTTTAGCATAGTCAATTTGTTTTAATGCCTCTTACTGTAACCCCAAAAATTGTCGGGTCGCCAGTTATCGAAGTCACAACTAATGTAAGATAATTATTTCTAATTACATCTGCGTTTGAAAATGTAGTGGTTACTTGCTTATCATTATCAGCTACTAAATCAGATGTCATTACATCCGTTCCTGCTGTGTTCGGAGTTGTCTCACCTCGTTCTTCAATATTAAATGTAACCGTGCCACTATTCGTATAAGCTGAAACTTTTGTGATTGTATAATTATTCGGCATTTCAATCCCCACATAATCACCAGTTGTTACTGTGTCCATAGTCCCCAAAACAGCAACATTGACAGTGTCAAAAAAACTGGGGTTGGTTAAATTTGTTATATTACTATCACTATCCATTATCACCAAATCCCCATTAAGAGAATAAAGATGAGCACCTCCAGTAGGCTTCAATGGATTAGTTGTATTATAATAGGTCGTATATCCCGTGAACCCGACATATCCACCACTCGTGCCATCATATTTTCTAAAAGAAACTCCACCCAAATCCAGGAAGAAAACACCGTCAGTTACGGTCGCTATTCCACGCCCACTACGCATTATTATACTATAAGCTAAATGCAAACTATCCCACTGTTTATCTGAAGACCCTAAATCATGAACTGAATTTGTCTTTGGTAATAAATCCTGCCCCACCGCGCCCAAAGAATCTTTTATCATTAACGCAGCAGCATCAGAAGTAAAACCCAAATCAAGTATGCTTGATATTGCAGCACTATAAATATTTAACTCACCAACCGGCTGGTAAATAAGTCTTGCAGTAGCTAAAGGAAACTCATCAACAATAGTTGACCAATCACCAACTTGTAAGTAAGAATCAAGAGAGTCGCGGACTATACCAGCAACAGCAGTACTATCAGTTCGATTAGCACCTAAACTATCTACAATAGCATAGAGAGAATCTAAATCAGCAGTTGTATTACCGCTTAAGGTATCAATGCCTAAAATGGTTCTTGTTTGTGATGTTGTTTTTTGGTTCCAGGTTGAATCAGAATGATCTCCCACTATAAAAGTATTATTGTATAATGGATGACCCAGGGCAACTGTGTAATAAGGACTTGTTGTCGGCACCCCATCCGTGGGAGTCTGCCCATTTAACATAAGATTAAAATTGCCGGATGTAACCCAAACCGTATCAGGCCCATAAGCATAGATCGAGTAATAATATCTTGCCGCATTAAAGCTTGCGGTTTCATCCACGTAAAGCGTGCAGGTCATTGTTGTGTAAGGTGCGCTGTAACTTACGCTAGTTGGTTTTTGTATCAGGCGTGCGCACGTATTGGATGTGCAGGGTTTCACTACAAAGTAAAGACTATCATAAGCGGAGTAATCACCGGCTGCTTTCCACGTTAAAGTTTTTGTGGATCCACGTTCAACAAAGATGTGGTTGTTTTCCTGAGCGTAACAGTAAGAAGTAAGAAGTAAAAAGTAAGAAGTAAAGACTATAAACCATATTTTTATTTTGATGCTCATATTTTTTTTCTATCTACTTTTTACTATTTACTATTTACTATTTATTAAAATCCACTCCTGATCAACGGAATCAACTTCCGGTCTGCAGCTTCAGTTTCCCAGGCATCACCGCTGGTGTAACACCCAAACCGGATATATCTTTTTAGCGCATAAATCAATTGCGGTTTTAAGATATTTATTCCATTAGTTTCCGGTGTGAATGTGTAAAGATCACCTTCGTAATGCACAGGCTTCCAATCGTAAGGCGTTCCGCCGGTTGTATCTGCAGCCGAGTTATATGTTGCAGAAGTTTGTATGAAAAACTTTGCGGCTGTAAATGCAGAGGTTGTATCAAAGTCAACACCAACAAGTATTTTACCGTTAAGATCGTAACCTGCGGTTGTATCGCCATCTTCATAATAGAATGATGTAGAGTCATCCGTAAGGATTACAAGCGTGTCGCGGTCAGTAGTAAATTGAGCAAAGCATACAACCGATAAAAGCATCGCCAGTATGATTGTATGATTGAATGATTGAATGATTTTCATTTTGTTTCTCCTTTAACCCGTGAGATAATCTCTCACAGATTTTTGTTTTTATTCCTAAAAGCCTATCTCACGGGTTAGAACCCCGAGATAAATTTTTTATTATCTCACCAGATTTTAATTGTTAATTATTTTATTTTATTTTCATTTTTGTTTACCCTATCTCACGGGTTGAATCTCACGGGTTGAATCTCACGGGTTAAATCTCACGGGTTTAATTATTACTTCTGCTTGTTTCAAACCACTGTTGGGAATCAACCCCGTCATCAATACACATCAATTCTATATAATCTAACAAGCCCATAGTAAAGTTTGCTGATAAATATAAATTATCATCATTTCCTACTATGTCTTTAAGTATTATTGTATAGCTTGCTTCATTATTCACCAGCCTGATCACCATACCCTGGCTTGCACCATCAATGTCAAGATTGCTTATTCCGGGTGTTATATTGCCCGGTAAATCAAGTATTATGAATGATTTTTTATTTGCACCAGTCAGCGTCATTATTGTGTCACCCACATTTGGTACTGCATAACCGTGTGGGGTAAAATTCAAAACATTAAAGGCCGCACCACTATCTATTGTTACTGTTTCCGTAATGGTTAAATTCGGCATTGAAATACCTTTACTAAAAGTTATAGTAGAATCATCATAACTTACCTGGGCTGAATCATTACCCGCCGGATTAACTATAGTGAAAGTCTTTGAATATATATTAAAAAATGGTACATCAAATCTTCCAATCATAGATGATGCCTGGGTTCTTTGTATGCCGTGTGTAAACATCTGAGTGGTGCAAACAACACTATCACCGTTAAAGAGAACTTTCCCGTGGCTTCCTGAGTTAAAAGTTGCGCCGTCAAAATTATTTATTCCGTTCCAACTATTGGAAGCGTTGAGCAGTGCGGTTTCGTTTGTGTCGATGATTGCGGTAACCCAGTTCCATAGGCTAAGTCCGGTCATTTTATAATTTTTATATTTGTTCGCAAGCTTTCTTTGCACCGCAATAAGATCGGTGGAATTAATTGTGGTTACGGCTGTTTTATTTGCCAGGGAGTCAAAGGTCTGTGCTTGAATAATCTCCAAAGTCAAACTGCAGATTATCATTAATAATATTGTTATTCTTTTCATTGTGTTTTCCTTTATTATGTATCTGTTAAAGCTTCCTGATCTGTATCGGTGATTACTTCCCCATCCGAATCTGTGATTACTTCCGCCGTAGAACCAATTTCCAGTGAACCCAAATTAACAGGCTTCTTGCTTTTGAATATTATCCTGAAAGTGTCATAAGCCCAGGGTGTTTCCAGCGGGAAGAGCTCCGTTATCTGCATTCTGAATTTTACAGGAGTCCCGGTATCATCAACAAGCGCATCTGCTGTCTGGCTTAGGCATAATGCATCCACTTCTATCTTATTATAATTGCTGTAAAAATTCTTAAACCAGGCAAGAGCATTGGAAGTTTGCTTATGGAGCCTGCACAAAACAGTAACGGTAATATGGTCGTGGTCTGCTTTGTTGGTCCAGTTGCGCACGGTGTTAAGAATACTCTCGTGCTCAATATCCCTGCTTTCAAGTTCAATAGATTCAATAAAAGATTTTTCAATGCTGATTTCATCCTCATCAACTATAAATTTTGGAACTCCCGTGCCGAATAAATAACTTATCATTCAAGCTCCTCTGTAATTTCTGCCTCATAATTATCCACATCAATTAAAACTTCTTTTGCCGTGCCGTGAATTGTTGTATCAGAGCGCCATTTATTTACATCGTAATCCTGAGTTGCAGCTTTAATTTTGTTATCAAGGAAAGCCCTGGGCGGAAAAACATAAAGCGGGTAATCGTGCAGAAGAAAACTATACCCTTCAGCTTCCCAGTATTTTTCATAAAGTATCATAAAGTTCATAGGATAATCAACCGGGTTGCCGCCGTCCCCTTCAAATTCTTCGTGGTCGCTTATTATCCGTTCTGTGGTTAAAGCGTAATAACTTCTTTCAGTGAACATTACATTGTAGCTTACACCGTTCTCATCGCCAACTATATTAGAAATTTCCTTATTGTAAGCAATATCATCATTAATAAGTATAGGAGTAGATGATTTTTGAACAAAGGTAAGAGTTTCAGGTGCACCGCTTGTGCTCCATCTTAAATGAAAGCCAATAATATAATCGCTTGCAAATCCCTCTGCAGTCCCAATGCCGGAGCAGAAAGACTGTATAATATCCCAGTATGAAGGCACCAGCAGTCTCTTCTCACCATCAGCTTCAATAGTTGTGTGAAACGTTGCAACATTCTGGTTAACAGCATAAAGCATATTTTCATCAATGCGTAAATGCTTAAGCTGCATTAATCTTTCCACACCGCCAAAAGTTATGGTCTGGATTATAATGTTTTCATTTGGAAGATTCACAAGAATATCAACATCAAAAAACATTCTATCGAGCAGCCATAATAATTGCACTGCGGGGTAACCTGTATTATCAGATGGATTGTATTGCCTTAAGGTTGCGCCCATTGCAATTTCATTATGAAGATTATAATATGATGTTTTTTTCTTTGCCAGCTTTGAAAGTATGCTTACCACCTGCAGCCTGTATGCAGAGAGCTGGTAGTCATATTTTCTTTCCGAGATCAAACCGATGTAAAAAGGATAGAGAGGATTAGCAGAGCTTGCAATAGTTATTTTTTGTCCCTTACTTGGCGGCACCGGAACTTTAGCACTTATTGTAATATCAATTTCAGATAATATTGGAGTCCAATCCCTGTTTCTTTCAAGCGCAGGAACAAGCCCGCAGTCAATTACATAATCGCTTCTATCAACATTATTTATTTTTACAATGAACGGCATTAAATAAGCTCCCCGGTGTTAACGCCTGCGCGTGAGGCGCGGTTGTTTCTCCTGGTGTTTACCTTAAACAATGTTTGACCATCTACATTTACAATTATCGGCTGCGATTGATTTTTGCCGCCTTTGCTTACGTGGAGATTGGTTGTCAACACTGCATTTATCAATCTATCCATCTTACTTTCCATACGTGAAGTCTGTCCTGCGTTGTAAACATCCAGCGTTTCATTTTTATGAACCATCACGGGGTAGCCGCCGCCGTAAGCAGGAGTAGTGTAGCTGCCGCCCATTGCGAATGATGGAATCTTTGTGTGTATAATATTGCCACCCAGGTTTGAAATACGTCCGCCTTTTTCTAAACCGATTAAGCTTAACAAACCGCCCAGACCAAAACCACCGCCTCCGCCGCCGAACATTGAAGCAACAACTAAAATCATATTTGAAATTGAATCAACCATTGCAATTGCCTGCGATAGCTGCCCGACAAACGTATGTCCTGCAAAAGAAAAGTTGCTTGCCATTTGGTTTGATAAGGAAACAAGCGCAGACATTGGGTTTTCAGCTTCTTCAATTGGTTCTTTTAATCCCCCTTCTTTTTTCCATTCAAGAAGGCTCATAGTCCAGTCATCAATCGGACTAACCTCAAATTGTTTTTTAGATAAATCTGGCGCACCAATACCCTTTAACAAAGCATCTGCATCAATACCTCTTAGTTTTAAATAGTCAGAATATTTTTGAAGCCTGGTTAATAGCTGATCATAAGTTTCAACTTGTTTTTTCTTCTCCTTTGTTATATCTGTTTCATTCCTCAACATTTCAGAAGTATAAGTTTTCATCAATTCAAGTTTTTCTATTTCTTCTCCGGGGAGTGGCATCATTATTCCCGTTCTAAAATACTGCCCTAATATTTTACCCGCATCAACTAAAGCTTTTAAGGAAAATGCAGTAACTTTATTAAGCCCAAGCCAGGCGCCTGCTAACGATTCCCCGATTATTTCTTGTTGAGTATCTAATTCATTATTCATCTGCTGTAGCTGGCCCGTGTAAGATTTGGCTTCATCCTCTGCGTAACCAGTAGTAATGGCGAGAGCACCCAATAAACTATTTAATCTTTCCACCGATCCGGCATTACCTTCAATCTCAAATCCTTGTCTCTTTAAAGCATTCGTGTCACTCACAAGAGTTTTTGTAACCAATTCAGCCGCTTCGAGCAAGTCAATACCTTTTGCAGACGCCAGGTTAAGCGTAGCTTTCGTTAACTTTTTTACGACATCCTCATCTTTAATAAAGACCCCTATCGTTGACATAGCCTGGACTATCAAATCATCTTCATAAACAGTTACCTTCTGCAGTTCCTTTGCATATCTTTGAAGTGTATTGGCGTTTCTGCCGAATTGGAGTTCTAACTTTCTGGCAACTTTTTCTGATTCGAGAAAAGCATCGATTGAGCTTTTCATAAAACTTAAAACCTGCTGAGCAGAAAATGCAGCAACCAAAGCCACACCAATTCTATTCATAGCTTTTTCCATCCTGCCGGATGATTTTAATACCCTGCCCTCAACCTCATCAATCTTTTTTAATGCAGCAGCATTGCGTGCATCTAATTCAACTATGTAAACTTTTTTAGCCATTTAACCCGTGAGATAATTATTTTGTTGTTTTAATCATTTTAATTCCCGTGTATCTCACGGGTTGAATCGTGAGATAATTCTCATTCCTTTTTTTATTATTTGCCCGTGTATCTCACGGGTTGAATCGTGAGATAATTCTCATTCCTTTTTTTTATTATTTGCCCGTGTATCTCACGGATTGAATCGTGAGATAATTCTCATTCCTTTTTTTTATTATTTGCCCGTGTATCTCACGGGTTGAATTCTTCCAACTCTTCCTTTAATCGCTTTTGCTTATCCCAGAATGTTTCCATTTCAAGCTTGCCGCTAAGCTTAAAGCCCACAATGTTAAAACATTGGTTAAGCAGTGCATTATATTTTCGTTGTGTTATTTTATTCAAATCAAGTCCCGGATAAGTATGCAGCATCAGGGCTTCTGCAACTTCAACACTCATCCTTCCTTCTTTTTTTTTATCATTACATTGTGCTTCAGAAAATCGTAAACGTGCGGCTGTGCTTTTTTAATTTCAATCAGTTTATTCTTATTGATTTTTAATTCAGAACAAACCTGGTCATCGGTTAACCCCTCATCATCTTTTTCAAGATTGATTAACATCTTAAAAAGCTTGCGGACAAGTGATTCATCCACAAGCTTCTTGAATTGTTCCGGAGTTATTTCTTTGTTTTTTGTTTTGAAGGATTGGTAAACAAGCTTTTCAACTTCTTCAATATGTCCGAGTATGTATTGCCAGACTTCGACATCGTTAAAAGTTGCTTCAAAAAGTTTCAGGATTATACCATTACGAAAATCATCTTCTTTAACAATGTCATAAACCTGCTGCGTTCTGTCTTTCCTGATGAGAGCCTGAACATAATAAAGACTTACATCTTCTCTTAACCGTTCACAAAACTCATACTGCTTACCGTCCTTAAGCTCGTAAAAAAATGATTTTGTTTCCACTGTTCATCTCCCTATGCACTTGAATCGGTTAATGTAAGTTTACCATTTACAGTAAAATTATAAGGTGTCATTACAACGCTGTCACCTTCAACATCAACCGACTTGCCTTTTGATGTCAGGATTATTTTCCCGCTGTAGTAAACTTCGTCTGTGCTTGTATCATCCATCCCGAGATGCGCTTCGTATTCTGTTCCGACAACCAGATCAACATCACCATACCTGGTTATATGATCGAATGAACCGGTTACGGTTATTGCTTTGCCCGCAACGTGCGGAACCGCGATGCCGGAATCGCCGGAATCTTTTGCGGGGATTGCAGAACCCTGTTCGCTAAAATTCCAGTTTTTAATTCTGAAAGCTGTGGCACTTGCATAAGTTGCATTGCCCTGTTTCAGATGCCCATTTTTGCCGGAGATAACACCAGTAAGAACACAATACATTTCGGCACGACTCCATACAAGAGCAAGCGCGATCTGCAGAGATCTCCAGATGATTTTTAACGATTTGAATATTTTGTAAATCATTTAACTACTCCTTTAACCCGTGAGATAAAGGTAGTCTCACAGGATAATTTATTTATTTTTATTTCTTTTATTTCTTTCATCAACTTTATTTATAACCTATCTCACGGGTTTAAACTTGTGAATTATCGGTCAGTGCAAGCTCACCATTAACTGTAAAACTGAATGAAGTCATTACAACACTATCGCCTTCAACATCAACAGACTTTCCTTTTGATGTAATGAATATTGTGCCTGTGTAATACATTTCATCACCGCTTGTATCATCCAGAAAGAAAAGAACCACGTAAGATGTATGCAGTGCAAGCTCGGTAGCCTGCGCACCATATCTTACAATCTGGTCAAATGAGCCGGTTGTGGTTTTTGCTTTCCCGGGAACGTGAGGAACGTAATCATCAGTGTCACCAGAATCTTTGCAGGGAATTGCAGAACCCTGTTCCGAGAATGACCAGTTTTTAATTCTTACTTCGGTCCCGCCCAGGGTTGCTAATTGTATTGTTCCGTTTTTGCCGGATACTACTCCTGACAGAGTGCAATAAATTTCAATACGACTCCATAATAGAGCGAATGTAATTCTTAAGTGTTTAATAATTTTTTTTATCATTTTAATACTCCTTTAACCCGTGAGATACAAACACTCACGGAAGTTTAATTTTTATTTTCTATCTATCTCACGGGCTGAATTTTTAATTTTATTTTTCATTTTTGTGAACCATATCTCACGGGTTTAATAAACCGTTTCATCCAGCTCCCACTTTTCATCAAACTTATGCTGAAGCTGCATTTCGATTGTCCCTCTGCCAATTTCAAACTCTTTTTCTTTTGTAATGTCGATTGTTTCATTAACAGCAAACCATCTTGAACCGTTCTCACTTATTGCAGTTCCAAGTGCTGCAAGATTATCTTCAAAACATTTCTGCACATCCTGAACCATATTTGTAATGGTTGTGTAAGTGCTTGCCACTTTGCATCCAAGCTCAACAGTAATATTTAATGTTTCCGTGTGTCCGTTCTCGTGCGTGTTCTCGCCGTCTTTTAAGTTAATCCACAATTCACCTTCACGAGGAACAATCTGCGTAGCCCAATGATGAACACTACCAGTAGTCGGATCTGTTAAATATCCATTTACCACGGAAATATTTTGAAGGTAGCCTTTAAGTAGTGATGTTATTTTTTGTCTGCGTGTCATTCGACATCAAACATTATTTTGTTTGTATCTTTATTAATTCTATAAGCGAGGATTTTATAAACCTCCTTGACTCTTTTAGGCTGATGATTTTCATCTACCACAACAAGACCGGAAGTCCTGTCCCTGAGATAAAATTCAATTTCAACAATTGCCACCCTATCGAAAGCACCACCGATATTAAATGCTGTGTATCTCAATTCTTTCCCGTTTCGATTAAACCTGAATGCGTCTTGTAATTCCATTTAGTTGCCTCTTTTCTAATTTTTAATTATCAATTGACAGCGGCATATAAACCCATCCATCATCAGTCTCATATTTATCTTCGATGTTATAATCAACACCGCCGACTGCAAGTGTGTCATTTTGTTTTGCATCTGTAAACTCAGAGGCAAGCCCTTTGGCCATAAAAGCATAAGAACTCCAGTCACCATCACTTCCAACGTCCGTTGAATCATAATCTTTTGTGAAAATAACGCGAACATCAACAGTGCCGGGAGGCGAGGCAATTGTCAATGTCGCGTTACTTCCAACTTCGCTGTTAAGAATTTCCGTTATTTCACTGCTGAGATCGAGATCCATTATTTTGCTTTCTTGCTTTTCTTTGGTCCGAGTTTCTTTTCATTAATAACAATAGTCTCAAGCGTTTGAACATTTGAGCTGTCTGTCATTGTGATTTGTTTCTCTTTTATTTCATCAATAGCAGGATCGTATCTGCGCACCTTACCAAGCCCGATACAGGATATGAGTGCATCACCGGTTAAAGTTATTTTATCACCCGGTAAAACGATTTTTCCGTTTGTGCTGAATCTTTTAAGAACTACAACCTTATCCTGGTATAGCTCATTAGTCCCCTTCTTAAAACCTTTTGAATCTAATTCCAACATCTTAACTCCTTTTTGTTTTATTAAAGCGGGCAGCTTTAACTGCCCGCGTGTTTATTTTCAATCAGGATTTAACCCGTTAGATAATTATTTAACTTTTTTATCATTTTAATTTTCATTTATCTCACGGATTTAATTAGTCGAGATCGTTTGCATAATAGAAAGCTTCATCGTGCCTTACTGTGGTGTCTGCAAGCTGATTAAAGGTTATTCTTACCTGGTGGTAAGTTGCAAGTGTGAACGGATCAATAACAACATCAAGAGCATCCCACATAGCATAATATGCCTGGTTAAATGCACCTAGGAAAATGTATTTTTCAGTTATTGATTCAGTGAACTTTGCCATTCTTCCTGCAAGACGGTCATCATCACCCATCAAATAAACAGGATAACCGGAAGCTTTTTCTCTTCCTCTTAAAACAGCTTCACCATAAGCATTTGTAACCCAGCTTAATGGTCCTAAAGCAGCCTTATCGCTCTTAATGGCTTTTATAGCAGCAAGAATGGTTGCCCAGCTTACAGAAGCCTGAGATGAATTGTTAATTGAAGTAAGATTTACTAGTCCTTTGAACTGTCCGCTCGCACCCGATCCGTGGAAGAAACCAGCCTGGAATCCAAGCGCCATTACCTGCCTTCCATCTTCCTGCAGAACAACATCAAGAGCAGGATCTGACTGGATGATAGCAGTCTTACTTATATCAACAAAAAATCCGCCTCTTTTTGGTGTCATCGTGATTTCAGTTGTTGCGGGGTCACCTTCAAGCACAACAGCATTTTCAGTTGCGGCCCAGCCGAAAGCATTTCCGGTTGTCAGTTTTGGAATTTTAATGTCACCTTTTCTTCCGGGGAGCATTCTCAAACCTAACTGATCGAGAATCATTTCAGCTCTCAGAGCATCAATCCACTCGCCGCCGATATGATCAACACCAATAAACTCACCGCCGGTTGTTGCGGTTCTATTAACATCCGTTGCAAACTTTGCCATTCCCCTCTTTTTCATAAAGCGATGATCAAGAACTGAGTGAGGCATAAAGAAACTCAATCCTTTTTTACTTTCGCCTCTCTTGCCGGTTACTTTTGCATACTCTTCAGAAATATCCAGCTCAGGCGAACTATCACCATTCAGCATTGCCGATATTGCACGGCTTAAACTGTAACCTTCAGCTTCTTTTTTGGTAAGTTGAATTGTCGGCTTCTGAGCTGATTCTTTAAGCTGACTTGTTGTTACATTCAAGATGAATTCTGAAAAATCAGTTGCCGGTCTGCCAAGCTTGATGTGATTATCTTTTACATCGGCGAGCTTAACATTTGCAGGCACTTTGTCTTTCCATTCGTTGTAGTAAGCTTCGATGTCGGCCTTTCTTAGCTTTTCAGAATTTTCACGGTCCTCAGAAAGTTCAATCTTAACTTTCTTTTTTGCTTCGTCAAGAACCACATTCTGGTCTTCCTGACTTAGTTCATTTAATTTAGGTGGCATTTCGGTACTCCTTTTATTAATGTTTAAATTGTAATTAATTTTTTGGTCAAACTTTATGGGCAGGCCAAACTCATTAGCAAACCTTATTATCTCTTCTTTTTTCTGAAGATCAAAATAATCTGCGCTGAAAACTCCCACAGTCGGTACTTCACCCATCCACGCAGAAGAACCTTCAACCGGTTTCCAGTTAAAGATTTCATAGACAGGCATTTGTGTTAAGACCGAAAGATTTTTTTCTTCATCACTCATTTCTTCAAGAGGCAGTTCGCGGTATTCAAGTATTTCAAAACCAACGGATGAATAAGGACGTATGCCGTCAATAACATCATTCATCAATTCTTCACCAAGCCCGCTTTTACTGAACTTTACATCGCCGCCAAGCACTTCATCAGTCAAATATCCGTTCAGGACCATACCACGCTGATCTTCAATATTATGATTCATCAAAAACGGTGCACCCTGTTTTTGTTTCCATCGGGATAGATTAACATTCTTTGGTTTTGCAAGGACTTTTAAGTTGCCCCACCATTTGGAAACAAGCGCAGGTTTGTAAAATGTCATCGGAATAATTCTTTTTTCCGAATCGAAGTTCACCGCATTATGCTCTATCGTAAAACAGTGCGGATTTTCTTTAATATATTTTGCTAATTTTCCGTCCATATTATCCCGTTAGATATTTTTATTCTAAATCTTTTTTTTCAGTTTCTCTTATCTCACGGGATGAACCGTTAGATATTTATTTTATTTTTCTTATCATATTAACCCGTGAGATAATCTCTCACAGATTTTTTAATTTAACTTACCCGTGTATCTCACGGGTTTAATTCTCTACTAATTTTTTGTAATGTCCGTTGCCGTGTTTTTTTATGAGCAAAGCCATATCTTTTAATATCAGATGATTTCCTTCTTTTTTATTTTCAACTTCATCATCATCATCATCATCAACCATTTTATTGTTAGTATTCACAGAACCGGAGAAAGAAATTCCGGCCTCTTTAAGTTTTTGATTTTCTCTTACCAGCTCGTCAACAATATCATCAAAATCATAACCCTGCCGTTTAAGTTCTTTGGTTCTTGTAGAAAGCCCGTTATTAATTGCTTCGTTTGCGGCCTGGATATCTTTATAGGGGTCAACCCACGCCCATCTGCGGCCAAGAAATTCGGGTTTGTTTAATCTATCAAGCTGCGAATAAGGAAGCTTTAATACTCCGTTCATTATTGCAGCCTTAAGCCATTTGGTAAAAATGACATTAAGAAATGATTCGATGATAAAATTCTGATCAACAAGCCATTGATCACGCTCGGTAAGCAAACCGGAGCGCATCGAAGAAAAGTTTACGCTTTCAAGATCGCTTAGCCAGGCATTGTAGCTCATACCAAGCGCGACAGCAATTTTCCTGTAAAAAGCTTTTACAAAAAACGGATATTCTCCGGTAGGATAACTCGGAGCCCAGTTGGCAACATCTTCGCCGGGATTAAGTATAAATGTTTCGCCGTTTGAAGCATAATTGATTAAGTTACCACTTGGATCTGTTTCATCGCCCTGTAGCTCAGTATCTTTTTCTCTTTTTATAATCATAGATTTCATTGCACCGATTCTTGCATTTATTACTGCAGCTTCATCATAGCCGTGAAGCTGGCGCATTTCCATCATCACGGGTGCAAGGTGTGAAATACCTCTTACCTGGTTGCTGTGTTCCATATCATAAATATGGTTAATGTATTCAGCATCGATTGCAATTCTTTTTCCGTTGCCGGAATTTCCAAGAAAAGAATACATCCCGCTTACTTCATCCTGCGGATTGTATTGCCTGAAATGATACCGGATTCGTTTATTCCATTCATTAAGTTCAACACCCATTATTATTGCATTGGTCCCGCGGACTTCGTTAAAACTTTCATCCAACAGATCAGGCTCAATCAAATCCAATGAATAGCCGAACTTGTTTAGAGATTTATCCGGGTAATAATCACGCGCAATAAATTCGCCGTCACGTTTATATTGTTCGATAAGAAGCCAGAGCACCTGGGTAAACGTCAGAGATCCGCTCATTGTGCAAAAATCTTTTTTCTTCCATTCTTCCCAGGCGTTCTCAATTACATCATTAATATTTTTATCAGGTGTGCCGTCTGCTTTTTTTACTCTCATCTGGAGTTTAAAACCATCGGGGCCTATAACATCGCTTATTAATCTTTTACGATAGGCTCTGATAAGAGGATTATTCTTCCACATATCGCGTGCGCGTTCACGCACTTTACGCATATCATATTTAATCTGCCTATTTATGGTAGCGGTATCGCTTATCCAATCGGCAACCCAGCGATTATTTTGCCCGCCGGAATAACCGAACTTCTGCAGTTTATTAAACTGCTCTCTTGCCGCCTTCCTTATAAAAGGAATTTTAAATACAATATTTCGGAAGAATTTGTTCATCCTCAGTTTGATCGTCTGGTTCCGTAAATCCGCCAATTAACATTAAGTTCATTCGGATCGGTTGCATCATTGCCCGAAGTATTCTGTATTTCAATTACTGCTTTAATGCCATTTGCTCCTCTCAATGCCGCACCGGTAAGCTTCGTAGCATTTGATGTTACTTGCAAAACAAGGCCATCACTCACACCCGCAGCAAGGTCAATTGCACAGGCTTGGTATAAAACTCCAGCCGCAGCATCCGGTTTAAATCCTTTAAACGTATAGTTGCCCGGATAAAAATTTACTGTATCAATATCAATCTCGCCTGTGCAGGAAAATGAAAAACCGACAGAGTCAACGGTCTCCCAATCTCTGAGATCGAGATATGCGTTTTTCTGTGAACCGTTAGCGGCGGTGCCTAAATATTCTGAAACAGAAAAACCTTTTGTTATTTTGTCCTGCGCCTGTGCTTCAGGGATAGGTGTTAGTAAAAAAGCAAAAAGTATTGCGAAGATGAGAGAGCCAAATAATTTTTTCATTTTGTTACTCCTTTACCCCGTGGAATATTTTTATTGTAATCCACGGATTGTTTTAAGTTTATGTTTGTTATTATTTCCATTTATATTTTTATATCTCTTTATTCCACCGG